TAAGAAACTTAGTAAACACCCAGACTTATCAGAATATCTTCCCTACCAAGTTGTCTAGCGACTCCAAAGCAGCGGGTCGTTGGAATACCAGTAAAGGCGGGGATTACTTTGCGATTGGGGTAGGCGGTGCCGTAACGGGTAAAGGTGCGGATATCTTAATTATTGATGACCCACACTCCGAGCAAGAAGCCATGCAAGGAACCTCTGCCGTCTACGATAGAGTATTTGAATGGTACAACGCTGGTCCTCGTCAGCGTCTACAGCCTGGAGGAGCCATTATTATTGTAATGACCCGCTGGTCTAAACGAGACTTGACTGGTCAAATTATTGACACATCAAACAAAAGAGATGGCACCAGTAACTGGGAAGTCATTGAATTCCCTGCGTTATTGCCCAGTGGTAATCCCTTATGGTCTGAATTCTGGTCAAAGGATGAACTGGAAGCCATCAAAGCAGAGTTGCCAGTCAGTAAATGGGAAGCCCAGTATCAACAGAATCCAACATCTGAAGAAGGTGCAATTATCAAGCGGGAGCGTTGGAACATCTGGGATGGTGACGTACCGCCTGCTTGTGAATACATTATCCAATCTTGGGATACTGCGTTCGAAAAACATAGTCGGGCTGACTACTCTGCGTGTACAACTTGGGGAATCTTTAAAGCCGTCAACGAAAGAGGTGACGGTGTTGCCAATATTATCCTGCTAGATGCCTTCAAAGCACGACTAGAATTCCCTGAACTTAAAGCCAAAGCCATGGAAATGTACTCAACGTGGGAGCCTGATACTTGCATTATTGAAAAGAAGGCGGCAGGCACCCCGCTACTCTATGAACTTCGAAGGATGGGTGTACCTATCGAGGAATATACACCGAGCAGGGGAAATGATAAGATAGCCCGTGTAAACGCCATATCCGATTTGTTTGCGTCAGGTTTAGTGTGGTGTCCAGATACAAGATGGGCTGAAGAATTAATTGAAGAGTGTGCTGCATTCCCGAATGGCGACCACGATGACTTGGTAGATTCAACTAGCCAAGCGTTATTAAGATTCCGTCAGGGTGGCTTCATCCGTTTAAACACTGATGAAGAAGATGAAGTGCAAATGTTTAAACGCAAAGTTGCCTATTACTAAGGATAGAAATGATTGATAAAAGTTTGTATGAAGCCCCTAAAGGACTCGATGCACTTTCTGGTGCCGATATTGAAATTGAAATCGTTGACCCAGAAGAGGTACACATCGAAACCGATGACATGACTATCGACTTAACGAAGGCGGATGAGATAGGTTTTAGTGACAACTTGGCTGAGTATATAGATAGTCAAGTGCTTGCTACGTTAACTTCTGATTTGCTATCAGATTTTGATGATGACCTTGGCTCCCGTAAGGAGTGGATTCAGACTTATGTAGATGGATTAGAACTGCTCGGGCTAACCATCGAAGAAAGAACAGACCCATGGGCGGGTGCCTGTGGTGTTTATCATCCGATGTTGTCGGAAGCCTTGGTGAAATTCCAAGCAGAGACGATTATGGAGATACTGCCAGCCAGTGGTCCTGTTAAAACAGAGATTATTGGTAAAGAAACACCTGAGAAAAAAGAAGCAGCAAGACGAGTTCAAGATGACATGAACTACAAAATCAGTAACGAGATGACGGAGTACCGCCCAGAGACAGAAAAAATGCTGTGGGGCTTAGGATTATCGGGGAATGCGTTTAAAAAGGTCTACTTTGACGAAGATTTAGATAGACAATCATCTATTTTTATCCCAGCAGAGGACGTAGTCGTGCCGTATGGTGCTTCAAACCTTGAAACGGCTGAACGAGTGACCCATGTCATGCGTAAAACTGAGAATCAATTGCGTAAATTGCAGGTAAGTGGGTTTTATATTGATGAAGAATTAGGAGCACCCCAAAATACGCTCGATGAAGTAGAAAAAAAGATTGCTGAACGCATGGGATTCCGTGCAATTAGCGATAATCGGTACAAATTATTAGAAATGCACGTCAATCTAGACCTCGAGGGGTTTGAACATAAGGATAAAAATGGTGAACCTACAGGAATTGCGTTACCGTACGTTGTTACGCTTGAAAAAGGCAGTGGTAAATGTCTATCTATTCGTAGAAACTGGCGGGAAAAGGATAAAAAACACCATAAACGAACACATTTCGTCCATTATGGTTATGTGCCAGGTTTTGGTTTTTATAACTTTGGTCTTATCCATCTTGTGGGGGCTTTTGCTAAATCTGCAACTTCTCTAATGCGGATGTTGGTAGATGCTGGAGTACTCTCCAATCTACCAGGTGGATTTAAAACCCGTGGATTTAGAGTAAAAGGGGATGACACTCCGATTGCTCCAGCAGAATTTAGAGATGTGGATATTGCTGCAGGAACTCTAAAAGACAACATCATGACCCTCCCGTATAAGGAGCCAAGTCAAGTATTAAATACATTACTCACGCAGATTGTAGAAGAAGGACGCAGGTTTGCAGGGGCAGCCGATATCCAAATTGCAGATATGTCTGCCAATTCTCCAGTTGGTACAACCCTTGCTATTTTAGAAAGAACAATGAAGAGCATGAGTGCGGTACAGGCTCGTATTCATTACTCATTAAAACAAGAATTAGGGTTGCTCAAAGAAATTATTCGGGAATATACACCTGAAGAATACAAATATGAACCAGAACAAGGCGACCGCCAAGCCAAGAAATCAGATTACGACATGGTTGAAGTCGTACCTGTCTCAGACCCAAATGCTGCAACAATGTCTCAACGGGTTGTTCAGTACCAAGCCGTTATTCAGTTAGCCCAGACCGCTCCCCAGTTGTATGACCTAGCGTATCTACACCGTCAAATGTTAGATGTTTTAGGGGTAAAGAATGCGGCTAAGTTAGTGAAGTTGGAGGATGACGCAGAGCCGCTTGACCCAATTAGTGAGAACATGAATGCAGTCAAAGGCAAACCAATGAAAGCATTCATCTACCAAGACCATGATGCCCACATTGCAGCACACCAAGCCTTTATAACCGACCCAGTAGTAATGAAGACTATAGGGCAGAATCCACAAGCCAACCAAATTATGGGTGCGTTGCAAGCACATATGGCAGACCACCTTGGTTATCAGTATCGTTCTCAACTTGAGAAACAAATGGGCGTGACCTTGCCCGAGCCAGGAAAATCCCTTCCCGAAGAAATTGAAGTTCAGTTGTCTCGTTTGGTGGCGACCGCCAGCCAGCAATTACTGCAAATTCACAAAGGTCAGGAAGTTCAACAGAAAGCAGCAGAACAAGCCAAAGACCCATTATTGGCATTACAGCAACAAGAAGTGGAGATTAAACAGGCTGAAATTACTCGCAAGGCACAGAAAGATATGAGCGAGATGCAACTTAAACAGGCTGAGTTGGAGTTAGAAAAACAAAAACTCATCAATCAGAACCAATTGGAAGCACAAAAAATTGAAGCCAAGGCACATGAACACGCTATCCGCACCCAAGAAACCATGGCATCGGAAAAGTTCAAAATGGGAATTGAGTTAGCCAAAGAAGCAGCGAAAGGACAAGAATGAGTAGCATGGTCGATAAGACGTTAAGACTTCTAGTCAATCAACTAGAAGAGAGAGTACTGCAACTTCAGGAGTCATTGGCAAATGGTATTGCTACTGACTACGCTGAGTACAAAGAGAAATGCGGTGAGGTGAAAGGTCTACTTACTGCACGTTTAAACATACTAGACCTACGAACCCAAATAGAGGAAGCAGATGACTGAAATATTACTGGCAACCAATCCAGACAACCCAACAATTATTGGTAGCATTTCCAAAACTGCCGAAGAAAAAGGCAAACAACTACCTCAACCATCGGGTTATCACATTCTATGTGCTTTGCCTGAAGTAGAGGAAATGTATGAGAGTGGTTTAGTAAAAGCCGAATCTACCATGCATTACGAAGAGTTATTAACAACTGTCCTTTTTGTAGTGGACTTAGGTCCAGATTGCTACAAAGACCCAACACGCTTTCCCTCTGGTGCGTGGTGTAAAAAAGGCGACTTTGTATTAGTCCGTCCTAATTCAGGCTCAAGATTAGTCATCCACGGAAAAGAATTCCGCATGATTAATGATGATTCTGTTGAAGGAATAGTTGAAGACCCAAGAGGAATTAAACGTAAATAAGGAGTTTAAACAATGCCAGAATTTGAAAAACCAGGATTCCGATTCCCTGATGAAATTGAAGAGGAAAAAAATGATGACGATAATAACGTCAAAATTGAAATTGAAGTTGAAGACGACCGCCCCGAGCAAGATAGGGTTGAGTCACTCCCAGAGAACATCAAAAAAGAACTCTATGATGATGAACTGACCGACTATTCCGCAAAGGTAAAAAATAAACTTTTGCAAATGAAAAAGTTGGCTCACGATGAAAGACGTGAGAAAGACCAAGCACTCAGAGAGCAGCAAGAAGCACTCGAAGTAAGTAGAAGACTGCTTGATGAAAACAGAAGATTAAAATCCACGATTAGCGAAAGCGAAAAGAGCGTTTTACTGTCTGTTTCCAAAAATGTAGAAATGGAATTAGACAAAGCAAAACGTGCCTATCGTGAAGCCTATGAAGCGGGTGACACCGATAAACTCATGGCTGCACAGGAATTAATGACCGAAATTGCGTTAAAAAACGATAAAATAAAAAATTATCGAAATAATGCTTTACAAGTCCAAGAAGATGTAGTAGATTTACAACAAAGGGCACCAGTTATACGTCCTGACCCAGAAGCACTAAAATGGCAAGAACGCAATTCTTGGTGGGGTCGGAACAAAGTAATGACTGGAATGGCTCTAGCGTTACATGAGCAGTTAAAGGATGAAGGCGTTGCAATATCCTCCAAAGAGTATTAT